TATATCGTATTTTATCTGTATATCTGCTGTATATCCATCTGTTGTACTACCTGTAACTAACAAACTTGTTATTGTAACATTTGGAATAAACTTTTTAATAGATTCCTGAACTTCAACTTTCATATCTGTATATGACTTATCGTCATTTGGCTCAAAGATGTATTGAATCAAATTAGTACCAAATGTTGGCATTCTGAGCCGTTGTCCCTTTGGGGTGAAAATTAGATGCATTAAATCTGATTTAATTTCCTTATAAGGGTCATAATCTAAGTCAACAAAAAATCCTTCAGGATCTTGTGCCGTAAAAGGAAATCTAATTCCAAGATATTTTCTATTTAAAGCCATAGTTTATCGGTTCTTCCCTATAAATAGTTTAGAAAATTTTTTTTGTGTTTAAATTTTTAAAATAAAAAAGGTGAACAACAATTAAGTCATTCACCTTTTAATAAATTATTTTTTTTAATTAAATTATTTAGTACATTCAAAAATGGTTATTAATTCATCCGCTTTTAGTTTTGAAATAAACCTTTCAAAATAATTAGTAACCCATTCTGAATAATCACCATCTTCCATATCCAGCCATTTTCCATTGATAATTACAGCGTTTGTAAAAAAGGAAGAATTATATTTAACGTATCGCTCCTTATTCAAGAAATTTTCAAAATAACCAACGATGTTTTTCATGTTGTTTAATATCAGATGATCATTCGTTGTTTTAGGTGGTAATTTTTCAACACATAATTCCCAAGTTCTTTGATATTTACCAACTATTTCTGGTTTTAAGTGTATTTCAAACCAATTTATTTCGCTTTTTTTACCTGAAGTAATTCCCTTATTATCAAATCCAATTAATTTTTCGGAATACATTCGTCCACCAATCTCACAAGTTAACCATTTTCCATCTGGATTGTCGCTTGTTATGATGTTTTTATCTTTATCGAATTGTTGATATTCACCTAATTGTGTATAATAAGAATCATCGGAAATATTCTTTAATTCATTAATTTTATCGATCAATAAATTCCTTGATTGTAAATCCTTAGTTGATTTTAAATAGGTTTTATAAACTTCGATTTGTAATTTTCGATATTTACTTCTATCCTTATATAAATATAATATATATGGCTCTGAAGCATCAGCCATTTCATCAAACTTTGAAATCTGTTCTTCTGGATTTTCTCCTATTACCAATACGGAGAAGTAATCAAATTGTTTATTTGTTATCATTCGTTTAGTTCAATTTTAATTAACACTTCTTTTGTTTCCACATCGAGTGCTAAACCAATAACTGGCATATCTTTTCGAATACCAATTTCATCAATTAAATCCGTTTCTTGACAGCATACCACACTATATCCAAAATATTTTTCAGGAATCATATTTACCCATTTCTTTAGGTCACTTAAAGTAAGTTCACCTGTTTCAAAAAAAGCTTTATTTTTCATATTAGTATAATAAATTTTCAATATTATCTTTGATATGCTTAGCAAATTCTGGTTCCAAATCAACCTGTGATTCAACAAGTGTTTTAGTAAGTTCTTTTAATTTTTCATCACGTTTTTCTAAAATCAGTTGTTTTTGAACCTCCAATTCTTTCAAATCTGTATTTTCTAATTTGGTTGTTTTATATCTCGGAACACCATTATCTTTTACGGCAATATATTTAAACAGGTCTTTTCCTTGGCTTAGAGAATTCCTCCACATAAGGAAATCGGTCACCTTAACGCCTGAGTATAAGTACGTTCGTCCGTCAGAAAAAACAACTGTAACCTCCTTAAGAGCATCTACTTTGTCATCGCAAATCGAAAATAAAACGTTAGAACTTTCAAACCAAGTCCTATCAATTCTATTTTCTTCATCATATTCATTTAAAATAATTGCCATATATTTTCTTTTTTTTTTATCTTATTGCTAAACTACCAAAGTGATACACCTTTTCTATTTTACACAACGATATTGATTTCTGATTATTTATTTTATTTTCTAATATTATACTACGACCTTTACAATGTGTGCCAATAACAGAATGAATTTTACCATTTACAAATACCAAGTCTTTTGGCCTTATTGAGTATCTTTGTTTCCTAATGGCAGGCTTAAAATGCTTTCTATTAATTTGAAGTGTCCTATTATTTATTTGTTTCTGTATAATTTCTATTGGCTTAATTCTGTCTTGAACTGAACCATCACCAATTACAAAAGCGTCATTATAATGAGTCTTTTCTAAGTCTAAGCCTACTCTATTTATAAAAGTTATATAACCGAAAGTTAATTCAACATCAGGAATATCTTTGACAAACCTATTTTTCATGATATTCATGAAAGAAGCATCTTTATAAGACTTCGGAGTCTTTAATTTTAACCCCTTTTTGTGTAATCTCTCATGACATTTTTTATGTAATATAACTAAATTCTTAACCGAATTAGAACCAGAATCTTTTCTTTGCTTGCAATGATGAACGTGGGCTGTATTTCCTTTCGTAAATGATTTACCACATAATTGGCACAATCCTTTTTCTCTGAACATTAAGAAAGCCCTTGTATTTTGATAACCAAACTTATTGCCTTGTTGATATTCAATTCCATTAATGTCAGGATTTTCTATCTTTTGAATATCAAAATTACCAACTTCAATAACTACCTTATTTATTGGTAAAAGATACTTAATCCGATTAATTAGATTTAAATGAGTATCATATTTTCTATGAATTGATGGTGGTAGCCATCCTTTTTCGATTTTCTTATTTAAAAATCTTGGTTTTCGATACCAAAGTTTATTCCTACGATATTTTCTATACATTTTTCTTTCAGTAAGCCTACTCTTTGTTTTATTGTCTAAAATTAACGTACCACAAATTAGTTCCTTATCATCTGACACGGCAGAGAAACCAATGAATTTACTTCCAGAATCAATTCCTAAAGTAACCTCTTGTGTTTTATTTTCACATTCAAAATTAAGTTTAATAGTATAAGGTTTAAATTTTACAACTATTGCTTTATTAGTTTTCAATAGTTTCTTTGCCTTGCAAGCCGTACACGGCATCAAAGGTTCATTACTTAAATTTAATACATAGATTAGTGGCTCTAAGCCCCTGCTATGGACAGGTAAATTCACTTCGGGATTGTTAGAAGAGGTTTTTAAATCCATTACACTGAGAGTTTCCTCTCTGTTTAATAATGAATCACAGTTGCTACGGACTTGTGAAGCATCCGTAGGTGTGTATGTATCTCTCTTTTCTAACTGCTGCATAAATTTTGCTTTTAATTTCTTTTATTGCTCCCTAATCAACCAATTGCTCTTATCCCTCACGGGTTAAGCCCACTGCTTGCTTCAGCTTTGGGTGATTGACTAAACCATTCTAGTTCTATTATTTTCAAAATATGTTCTTGGAATTTTAAATGCGTTCATTAATTTATCATTAAAATAAACAAGTTGCTCTTGGTATAATTCTTCATTTGTTTTTTTCTTCAAATGTTATTAACATTCCTTTTTCCATCGGATTCATTTTTACTTTCTTTCCAGATGGAACTTGTACTTGAATTGTTGTTACTGACATATTTTTATTTATTTTTTACAAATGTACGTTTAATTTTTTTAATAAACAAGTTAATTTTAAAATAATTTGACTGAGAATCTAATTTAGTAGAAATTCAGCCAAAATATTGTTTATTAAGAGCATTTACTCCACCCACAATCAGGACATGAAATACATCCAGAACTTCGTACTAATTTACCCCCACATTCTGGGCATTTTTCACCTACATCAGTTCCATCTTTTATGAATTTTTTTAAAGTTCTAATAACACCATTTTTCCATGAATTTATATTTGAATTACCTAAATTTAAATCAGAAATCATTTTAACAACATATTCAATCGGCATATTATGTCTTAAAAGTCCAGAAATTAATTTTGCATAGTTCCAATATTCTTCTCTAAATGTTCTGGATAAACCCTCAATTGTAACTAAAACGCCTTCTTTATTTTTATATTGAAAATCATACCTACCAACTAATTTTTGAAATTCATTTCCATTATCATCAAGTTCTATTTTAGGCTCCTTGACTTTAATAATATTACCTTCTTCTACATAGCTTGGGATGTTTAATTTATCTAATAATCCAGTAAAAATTTCATATGGTTTATTGTTTAATAGCCCAACTACACTTACCCATTTTTCCCCATTGTTATTATTGAACCTAACTACTTTTCCTTTAATTGATTTTGGTCTTTTGGTTGCTGAATTATCAATACAGATTGTTTTGGTATCTTTATCTGGAGCTACCATAACGCCATCTCTACTACCATTAACATATATTGTTACACCTTTTAGTCCAAGCTTCCAAGCTTCCAAATAAATATTATTTACAGTTTCTTTCGTTGTAGTTGATGGTAAATTTAATGTGCTAGAAATAGCACTTGTTATATATTTTTGTAAAATTGATTGCATTTTAATTCTTTTATTCCAATCAATATCATTTGCCGTACTTTTATACCAAGGAGATTTTTGATACCATAAATCTAAATCATTTTTATTTAAAGTTTCTACAGTCAAATTTTCATTTTGCATTTTAACCCAATATTTAAATTTTGGATGCAATATAGGATACTCTTGCCATATATCACCATTTTGATCTGTAAAGTCTATTCTGTTATTCTTATCGCTTGGATTAATTTTTTTTCTTCGCATATAATAAGGGCTAAAGACTGGCTCACATCCAGAGGATGTCTGTGTTAAAATTGATACCGACCCAGCGGGTGCAATAGTATTAAAATTAACATTTCTTCTTCCATATTTTACCATTCTTTCTGTTTGATCTGGAAATTCTTTTAATATAAAATCGTACCAATCATTTTGGCCTTTTTCTAAATTACCATCTTCTGTTATGGAGAATTCTTTATTTTTATCATACCCATTGAACTCACCCCTTAAAATAGATAAATCAATTGTACAATCTAATTCAGCTTTCATTTTAATTTTCATTACTTGTTCAACGATTTTCAGTGCTTCTTCTGAATCATATTTAAGATTTAAAGCTGCCAACATATCCGCCAATCCAGTAATACCACAACCAACTCTTCTACCAGATTTTGCCATATCTCTGACATTTTCCCAAAGAGTTAATTCAATTTGTTTTTCTTCAATTGGTTCATCATCTGAATTTATTTTATCTATTATTCGAGTTAAATATTCAATCTCTAAATCACAAAGATCATCTCCTAATCTTAATTGTTCATATACAATTTTATAAAGTAATTCATAATCAATTTCTGATTCTTCTGCAAATGGATTTTTAACTATTGAAAATAAATTATTTAATATTAATCTGCATGTATCAAAAACTGCCATCGGTTGTTCCCCACATGCATTAGTTCCTTCTTCGAAATATTTTTTATAAACATTTGATGGGCTGTATGTGTTAAATCTATTTCGAAAAAATACACCAGGTTCCGCAAAGTTTTTGGCTGATAAAATAATTTCATTAAAATATTCTTTAGCTTTAATTCTTTTAACAAATTTAGCCCCTCTAATTGATTTATATAATATATTATACTCCATGTCAATGTTTGGAACAAAAAAATCTCTTTCTGAAACTGGAAACGTTAAAAAATAATCTTCATCATTTTCAACCGCTTTCATAAACTCATCATTTAAAAATACTGAAATATTTGCCCCTGTAATTTTAGTTAGGTCATGTTTAATATTAATAAATTTTAATACATCTGGATGATTAATATCAATATCCAATAAACAAGCACCTCTTCGGCTATTTTGACCCACTTCCCTTGTTGAATTACTATACCTACTCATAAATGAAACAGCACCAGTAGAAGTTTTAGCAGCATTAGATACTTGGGTTTCTTCTGGTCTTAAATTAGAAATTCCAACTCCATATCCGCATCCTCTTTTAGCAGATGAAACTAACATCGTATCTGTATACATTATTGATGAATAATTATCCTTAGGTGAAGGTAATCTTAAACAATTACTTAAACTACGATACGATTCTGTAATTCCCAACCCAGCCATTACTCTACCTTGCGGCACTATATATTTAAAATCTTTAAATAAATTAAATATATTTTCTTCTGTTAAATCATCTCTTTTTTTTCCGTATTCTGATAAATTATTTTTTTTATCTTGTAAGAATTTTTCTTTATTAATATAATTTGATTCTATTCTATTAAATTCTTTGGCTAATCTTTTATGCATATCATTAGGTGTTTTCTCACCATCTGCAGCATATTTACTAATCCAAACACTTGCTGCCAATTCATCCCCGTTAAAATATTCTAAAGTTTCTTTTTGAATATTTTCCATATTTTTATTATCCATTTTACTTTATTTAATTATTAATTTATTCTACACTTAATTCTTTCTTTGCCGATTCTCTTCGCAATTTTGCTGCTGCTAATATATCTTTGGTCTTATCTTGTTTTTTCTCAGCCTCAGATGTATTATAATCTGTCATTCCCTCAAACATTTGGATATTATCGGTATTAATTTCACATGTCCCATTATTGAATGCAGCACCTTCCATTACTCTACCAGATTTTCCAGACCTATTTTTTAACACGGCAATTGTAGCAATATTGTTGTCCATATCTTCCATTGATCGAGCAATTGAAATAACGATATGTGCAATTTGAATTTTCTTAAAACTACCACCCGCTTTATCCATTGTTACAATTTCAGCATTTAACGAATCTTTCGTACCTTGAGTTGGAACCCATAGGGCAATATCCAAATCCGACGCAATTGCTTCTAATTGACGCATTGTATGCCCCTCTCCTGTCCACTGATCCTTAAAATTCTTTGAAGCTACAAGGCATTCAAAATAATCTATAATGACCATAGCTGGCTTAAAACCAGTATTGATAAGTCTTTTAATGTAGGTTCTTATTTGGATTGGATTTACTTCACCCGTATTAAACTTTTTAATAATAAGGTTTTCATCAAATTGATCAGTATAAGACATAATACCTCTAACATTTTCAATATTTTCTGGTTTAGATAAATCTCTTGCTTCAACACCTGTAATTTTACCAATATGCTTTCTTTGAATTTGTTTTTCTTTATCTTCAAAGATTATTTGAAGACATTTTTCTCCACTTAAAGCACAAGTATTTGCAAATGAAGTAGTTAGACTCGTTTTTCCAAAAGATGAAGGGCCGATTATAACACCTAATTCACCTCTTCCAAGGCCACCTTCCAATGCTTCATCAATACCTTTAACACCTGTTGGTATAACTTTTCGATAATCTTCGGAAAGTACTTCAGCTAAATTATCCCTAAGATGAATTCCTATTTCTTCTCTATTTCCAGTTGCTAACGCATTTCTAATTAATTCTTCTAATTCATCATATTTTTCAATATCACCATCGCTAATATATTTACCCATTTGGTTATAAACCTTGGTCATATTTTGCTGTTTGAAAAACTTATGAGCCTTCGTTTTGATGGAATCAGCACCTTCACAGGTTGTGTTTTTAATTTTTTTTACTATTTCAACTACGAACTCAATATCCTGATCCCCATTTGTTGTTGAACGTAATTCTATCTCCGCTTGCTCATAGGATGGAACATAATCATTTGCTTCATAAAATCCTTTAAGTGTTCCCATAAAACGCCTTACGTTGACATCTGTGAACATATTTGTCTCAACCATATCACTAACATCACTGAAAAACTTTTTATCATCCATAAAATGAAGTGCCAGCCGATATTGAAATTCTGCCCCTAAATAACCTAAATCAACTCGTTTACCCATATTTTTAATATAACTTTTTTACTTTTTTTGGTGAAATTGCCGAAACACTTTTTTATTGTATTTCGGCAATTTAATTTTGTTTTATAACTAAAATTATTCCAGTTATTTAACGAGTGGCCCATTTTTTAGCCAACGATTCTGCTATTACATCATCTTCCCAATCTTCTGCTGGTGAATAATTCGCATAGGTTTTGTTGCCGATTTTATATTCAGTTGTATATGCTTCATACACAATTCGATCAACACCGCGATTTTCATCAAATGATTTACAAATTGGAGTAATTTTATTATCCACATATTCGTATTTACCATTTACATAATCCGTAAATACAATTTCGTCCAAAATTAACTCAGGTAAATTTTGTTTATAGATAACCCGTTTTTCAAACTCTTTCGAATAAAATGAAGAACATACGCTACAAAGGTGTTTCATGATAATAGAAGTCAAATCTGGCCTATCTACGGCTGCTCTCTGAGCGATTGAACGTGTGAAATCAAGTGCGTTGATATTACACGAATCGTATTTATATTTTTTGTTAGTTAAATCTACTGAATTACGAACGGTAAAAGGATAATTATCCCCAGACCAAATTTTTGTAATTACAGGTTTTAATCCATCAAAAAATGTAAACTTAAAGGTTGTTACCTGTGATTCGTTAATCACGTTTGTAAATTCAATAGGTGTGTCTTCCGATTCTACAGAATTTCCGTGATAAACTCCCAATTTTCTATTTCCGCCAGCTGTTTTTTGAACCGAAAGCGATGTGTTACACCATTGATAAACCCTTGATTTTGATTTCAAATCCCTATCAATTAATCGAACAATATCATCGATTGCTTCTTTTAATTCAATTGATCTCAACGAACTTTCATCAAAATTATTAATATTAAAATCGCGTTTACAAATAATTACATCATTATTTTCACTTTCTAAATCATTAACTGATAATACATATGAAAATCGGTAATCAATTTTACTAAAATCTCTTTTTTCTTCCATTTTTAATCCTCCTTGACTTCTTCTTGTTTAAAATTAACTTCGGAATCTTCATTAATATCATTTCCGCCCAATTCACTTAATCGTTTCATTAAGAATTTCATGTTGTTCTTCTTATATTCGTTTAATTTATCAGGAGTCCAAAGGCCATGAGGTAATGAACATATTTTACCCTCATATGTGATATCATTCACTTGATTTTTTTCGGTTCTGATTTTGGTTTGAATTCCATAATAATATTTAACCCCACCTACCTCAGCACTTAATTTTTCAACTGATGCTCCGACTATACCACCAACATGAATTACTAACCTAGCAGCATAACCAAGTCCATCTCCGCCGCTATTTTTTACAACTGCTGCACCAGCACCCATATTATCAAGCCAAACTTTATTAATACCTAAGAATGTATTGGTATATTTACTCGTTTCTTTTCTTGAAATAGGAATACGGTTATTTACAATTGTATTAAAACTTTGTTTTGTTGCCGCTGCATCAAACATATTATTACCAGTTTTTGATAGAACTGATCGATAACAAGGTAAAGTTCCAATTGAATCCCAAACAAAAAACATTTCATAAGGAATTTCACCTTCTCCATCTCCTTGCTGATCCAATAAATCATTAATAGAATAAGCAACATCTTCAATTACAGCAATTTTGCGAGCTGGTTTTGAAAGTTCTTTTCCTTGCGAATAATCCATTTTACCATACTGATTGAAAAGAATTTCTTGGTCAAAATAAAGGAAAAAACCACTATGATCCACAACTTTAGTTTCAACTTCACCAGTATCTACATTTACTACCTCACCCATAACATCTTCAAATTCAACTCCACACATTCGAGCATGATCCCAAGGAAAATTTGATTCTGTTTCGTAAATTACTGGTAAGATACCTTGTCGTTGGCATTCGGCAATTGCCTGTAATTTAATAGTTGATTTTCCAGTATTTGAATGACCTCTAACTAAATTAACAAAACCTTTTGCTAATCCTGGAATTTTTAATGCGTTATAAAACGCTTCTGGTAACACAATCCACTCTAACTCCTTGTCCTTTACACCATTTAAATTGTTTTTTGTTTTAAATGCGTTTGCAAAATCTTTTTTGTCAACAAACCCAGTTGACGTAACTTCTTTCTTTTTTACAGGCTGTTTATTTGCCATATTTTTATTGCTTTAAATTGTTTAAACGAAACTATTTTTTTAATTTAAAACAAAACTATTTTTAATATTTTACTTATTTGTTGAACCAAAACCACCATCTCCGCGTTTGGATTCAGATAATTCATTTACTTCAATAAATTCAATTGGAACAACTTCTTCTAAATATACTTGACCAACTCTATCGCCAACTTCAAAAGGAAATTCTTCATATAAAAATTGATTTATATTATTGTGTTGAACATTACCAAATTCATTTTTATCCCATTTATAACCATAATTAATTGGAATACAACGAAATCGAAGTTGGTATTCCCCTCGATAATCCTCATCTCCTAAACCAGGACTGTTTTGTAATACCCAATGAGTTTTAGTTAAACTACTTCTCGGAACTAATGTTAATTTATAATTACTTGGTAAAGATAGGGCAAATCCTAATTTACAGATAACAAAATCAGCTGAAACTTTTTCAATTTCAGTAACTTTTACATCCCAGCCGCCTGCAAATTCTGAGGCTCTTTCTGGAAATGAGGCATTTTCATTTAATTTTTTAAATTCTATTTGCAAAATAACTTTTTTAATGATTTAACAAAACAATGGGCGGTTACGTTGAATCTTTAAATTCAAGAGGCTTTACCGCCATATTTTTAATTTTTAAAAAGGAAGATCATCTTCGACAGGATCAGGTTCAACTTTGTTAATTTTCAAAACCTTTTTCTTTGTTTCCGATTTTACTTCTTCAATAACTTCGCCTTCTTCATTCTCAACATCTGTATCATCTTCTTCCTCTTCTTTGACAATTTTTGATTTATTTAAAGTTGCCTTATCAATCCATTTACCAGAAGGTTTATCAAACCAAGGATTAAATATTCCACTTATAATCAATTCCATATATTCAAAACTTTTAATAGTATATACTTGATACCATTTTAAATCATCCTCAACCCAAGCTTTTATTTGTGCATCATCTTCACTTAATGGTGTTTGAACCAAATTTGCAGTTAATCCGCCGTATTTAGATTTTTTATCCTTTAAATTGTATGTGATTAATAAATCCTTACCAGTTTTTAAATCAAAAATATCCATTTCATATTTTTTATTCTGAGCTTTTGCTGTTGCAATATTATCCAAAACAGCTTCAGCAACCTTCCAAAATTTAGGCCCTTCATCAATGGTTTCATCTTTTACTGTAACTCTTTCAACGCCTCTAAGAACAAAATTTGATTGTGATTTATAAGATAATGCTAATTTTTTAAGACTTTCAATTTTCGCATCATTTTTATATATTACATCTTTTTTAATTTCATTGATATTTTCTGGCTTTTCTGGTCTATTCTTTTCTATGTTATACTCTGCCCAATAACCTTCCTCTAAATCACAATAAGGGCATTCCTTATCTGTTCCTTCAGGGACATTTTTAGTATGTTTTGGACAAACAAATGATTTTCTTGCGTTATTATCCCAATGAAAATAAACTTCCTCAAAAATTTCTTCTGATTCGTTAGATAGTGGAATTAGCCTGAATTGTAACTCTTTGGTTTGTTGACCAGCGGCAAGTTTTGTACTTAGATAATTTTTTTCGCTATATGTAGCTTCTTTTTTTTCATAAGACTTTGAAGCCTTAATTTCATTTCTTTTTGCATCAAATGCATCTACTTTTTGTTCACTCATTTTATTTATTTTAATTTATTATTTTAAGTTTTTTAATTTTTCTCACTTTCCAAACAAATGTACGTTTAAAAAACGAGAAAAACAAGTTGTTTTGAATTATATTTTCGCTTATTTTAAGTTTAATATCCAAGTATACCCTTAAGTGATTGATTAACTTCATCATCCTTTATTCCGAAAGATTTATAAACATTCATAGGATTGTCGTCTCCATCATCCTTTAATTCATATTCACCTTCGGCTTCTTTTTGTTTCCAAAAATCTTCTGGAGTTTGATTAAAAGGATCTGCAAGAGTTTGGCGTTTTTGTAACACTTCTTTAGGCGTTGGATTTCTTTTTGCTATCTCCTGTCTAATAGATTCATTATCATCATTAATTTTTGTTGTAATTCCATCTACTTTATCAGTAATAGTTGCAAGTAATTCCATCATTTGTGCGGTTTGATCCGTTAAAGCACTTACTTTATCATCTACCTGTTTTTGATCTTGTGTTAATTGAGTAACATCAACTTCTACTTCTGGTGACTCAGCTGGCATTTCAGGAGTTGGCATTTCTGGAGCTGGCATT